AAAAAAGAACAATTGAAAAAAGGATATTAATGGAACATGTAAATTCGTTTAGCAGAGGAATAAATCAAGATATTAATCCATTAAACCAACCAGAGGGGACATATAGAGACGCAAATAACATCAGATTAATAAATGATGTGTCTGGAACATCTATGTCTATAAATAACATTAAAGGAAACGAGTTTAATAAAACAATTCCAAACGTTCCAACAATACAAAAGATAACAATAACTGGAACTGGGGTTAGTAATATAACAATTAATGGTGAATCTGCTAATATAACTGTAAATTCTGGAACAAACGCAACAGACCTTTATAATTTTATAGATACAGATGCTGCATATACTAAATTTGGAATAGAGTATGATGTTTATAAAGAAACAAGTTATATCATCATAGTTCCTAAATACACAAATTCCACACAATCAGCTTTATATACAGTAACCATGAATGCTACTGTAGGGTTAACACCAAACACAACATTTATTCCAGCTCAAGCAAATTTACAAGTTATAGGTTCCACAACAATCAGAGATGATATATATTTATTCACAACTAATTGCACAACAAAAAATCCTGGGGGACATAATTCAGCGCTATCAGCAGATGCATCATCTGTAGGTCAAATATGGAAATATACATACAATAAATCAACATTTATTTCAGATGAGTTAGTTTTAATATATACAAATTATTTAGATTTTAGTACATATAATGCAATATCCCCAAGTTCATGTTTAGGTAGATATGAGAACAGCTTAATACAAAGATTATACTGGACAGATAATTTTAATATACCAAGATCAATAAATGTTAAAGATTCTGATTCATTAGCTATTAGTATAGACAATATAAGTTCTGACACAAAAACAGATTTTAGTATCGGAATCTTACAAAAAATAACACCAACTGGAAGTCTTGAGGTTGGTGTATATCAAATGTCTTATAGGTTGAAAGATTCCAGTGGAAAGTATAGTTTATTTTCAGTTCCAAGTAATATGGTCTTCATAACAATAGGAGATGAAAATATAAATACAGGAGGTGCAAATTTTGTTGGCTATATTGGAGCATCTAAAAATGTAAACTCCGGGAAAGCTATACATTGGAGAGTTCAGGATATTGATACAGATTATAGTAGAATAGAGGTATTTATAATAAAAAGGGAACTCTATACAGATCCACCATTAATATATAAAATTTTAGATGAGCCAATACAATCATCTGGAGTGCTTGAATTTTCATATTCTGGATCAGAAGAAACGACACCTGCAACTTATGATGAATTTGTTTCTACAAATGTATCATTTTTGAGAGTAAAAACTATTGAAACAAAAGATAACAGACTTTTTTATGGAAATGTAAAATATGGAGGAGGTTTGGTAGGTAGTGACTCTGGAGTATCATATGATGCAAGAGCATTTAGAGCTTTTACGTCTGGAGGAAATGATATTTTATTAACAAATAATGGAAGTGATGATGCTGCTGTAACTCAAGCAGTTGCATCTGCGTCTGATAAGACAGATGACAGTATAAATAAATATTCTGATCCAGCAAGAGCCTGCTATTATAAACCAGGAACATCAACCCTTGGTGGCGCAGGGACAAACATATCATATGAATTTGGTACAATAGCTATCAGATCTGACTCTACAATAGTTTTAGATCCAATAGGAACGTCACCATATAGACATACAAATCCAGAGTACTTAATATCAAATATAGATGCATTAAATGTAAAGTATGATGACGATACAACAACTCAATCTTACCCAACAAATACAATCAATGCTGATATAAAATATAGTTACTATTCAAGTATATTAAAAGGTTATCAACATGAAGAAATATATAGATTTGGAATACAATTCTTTGATAAGTCTAAAAATCCACTGTTCGTTGAATGGATAGGTGATATAAAAATGCCATCAGTTACTGATTCGTGCCCTGCTGGGAATAGAATATATGAAGATGGGTCAGCACAAACAACAATAACCAATTTTGGATTATCATTTGTTGCAAATAAAACTGGTATAGTTGACGAAGCTTTTGTTAATCAATTATATATAAAGTTCTCTGTTACAATACCAGAAAATATAAGAAAAAGTATATCTGGTTATTCTATAGTAAGAGTTGAAAGAAAGCAGGAAGACAAATCAATATTAGCATGTGGATTATTAACTCAAATAGAGCAAGGCGGATTTACAATACCAATAACAGACTTATTTTTACCAGAAACTCAAGGAATACCTGCTGGAGCAGTAGCTAGAGGATATGCTGTATTAAATATAGACGATACAACATCTGGGACTACAGGAAGAGGATGGAAATACGCAGTAACATTTGATTCACCAGAATTTCTATTAGAGTCATTTCCAGGATTTTCTTCTGGAGATAAAATAAAAGTAATACAAAGATTTGATTTAAGTGCAACCCCTGGTGTTGATGTGGGTGGTCTTGGTGGAGAGCCATATACAATTGCAAAATATTATAATCACACAGCAGATATAACAGCAACAGAATATACAATTGAAGAGGCTGCAACCGTAAATTATTTTGGACAATATCAGTTTACTGGAGCAACAAACTCTGCGTATAGATTTAATAATTATACAAGATCAGATAATATTGCCGCTAATAATACAGAGTCAGATGGACTAGGTACTAAAACATTAGTTATTGGACTTTCAGCGGAAATACCATTTAATGCAACGTTCGCATGTACTGAAGCTAATTTTAGAAAACTCATAGCTTACTATAAAAAAACATTGTCAAATCAGTACGGAGGAAATACGTATTCAGTTAGATCACTAAACGAATATATAGCTTGCTCTCACTTTAGGCCAATAATAAATGGACCATCAATTACTGACACATTTAAAATTTTTGGTGGGGATGTTTTTAATACTATACATGATAATCAAAAACAGATAAAAAACTGGGCACCAGCAACATCTGGAAGATTAACTTCAACAACATTATATTCAAAAAGATCAATAACATTCTTCTTTCCATGCACAACAAAGCATAATACAGGATTAAGACATGGAGATTATGTAAATAGAAATTTACTAACAAATGATGGTAATGGAGCTTCTGGACATGAATCATACGAGTACAATACAGTATACTCGTCAGAAAATAATATTAATATATATGTATCACAACCATTTGATTTTAATGAGGAACAAGAGTTTGATAATAGGATACATGCATCAGAAATAAAGGTTAATGGAGAAACAACAGATAGCTGGAGTGTATTTAAACCTTTAAATTACTGGGATGTGGAGGGTTCTTATGGGCCAATCAATTCAATGATAGCCTTTAAAGATAAAGTATACTTTTGGCAAGATAAAGCATTTGGAATTATATCAATTAACCCACGAAGTCTAATAACTGATTCTGGAGGATCAGCATTGCAATTAGGTGTTGGAAATATACTTCAAAGGCATGACTATTTATCAAACTATATAGGATGTAAACATCAATGGGGAATAACTAAATCTCCGTATAAATTATTCTGGTTTGATATTAATAGTAAGAAAATGTATGGTTATGGAGAAGGTCAGCCAATAACTCCAGAATCAGACGTAAAAGGGGTATTTTCTTATTTTATAAATAATCTTGCGTATAATATTAATACTATAGATAGACCGGTTTACAATGACCCTATTATAGGTGTAAATGGAATCAGGTGTGTTTATGATTATAAGTATAATCAGGTTATATATACTTTTTCAGACAAAGGAACAACACAAAATAACTTCACAATTGCATTAGATGAAAAGATTAACGGATTTACATCTTTCTATAATTATACACCATTGATATATATAACTGATAATATTAATATATTTTCTACAAATCCAGGGAAATTAGATGATATATATATTCATGATAAAGGAAATTTTAGTAAATTCTATGGTACATTATATAACTCAACAGTAAAACTTGTATCAAATCCAGATCAATTAAATAATAAAATATTCGACAATATACTTTGGGATTCACAATCATTAAGTTCAAGTATAAATCAAAATGATAATACATGGACTCAAACTAGGATTTACAATGATTATCAAAACACAGACTATCAAACACTAGCATTAAATACAAATATAAAAAGAAAGGAAAGAACCTGGCAGTTGTTTGTTCCAAGAAACAGAGTACTATACACAACATCAAACTCACCAAATATATTTGTAAATATATCAGGAACTGAAAAATCATTTGGAGAAAGAATAAGAGATAAATATATTGTGATAGATTTATTATATAACAATGCAAATAATTACCTACTTTCAACAAATAACATAAGAACTGTATTTAGATCTTCGTCAAGATAATATAATTAAATTTATTATAAAAATAAATTACATATTTACAATAACAGAAAAGATGATTAAAAAGCCTTTGTTTAGTTTAACTAAAGAAAAAAGAGGCCTACTGATATCAGAGATAACTAAAAGATTAAATGAGCAATAATTCAATTAAAAGAAGAAAGGAAATATTTTTATAGTAAAAATAGAGTTTTATATGTATGAAAAAGGGGTTAGGTCTATTTATTTTGCTATTTATAGTTCTAGGTACATATTTTAGTTATGCACAGACTACGCCTTCTGGGTGCGATCCTGCAGATAAAAACTGCGGAGTAAATTTATGCAATTTTCAGGCAAACTGCGGAGCAGCAGATGATATCTGCCCTGAAGAATTTTTTCCTCCAGGAAAAAGCTGCTATATT